TTATCTTGAATCACTCGATTCTTTGGTGATAACATACTACGCTCAAGTCGTAATTGCCAACCCTCTTGAAGATCATTCTCGGCAATCACGGCAAAACCAAAACATCCTGGTGTTGGCATCATAAAAAGACCATGCTTTTCTGCTTCTTGACTATTGGCGAAACCTCTTGCGCTGATCGTCCAGTCTTTACCGTCAGAACCAGTCCCGAAGTATGCACAGATGAAGTCTCGCATTGAATCCGTTTCTTTGACTCTTATAGTATTGCAGATTTTGAGGCATTTGGCAAGGGGTTTTAGCCAGTTCCCCAACTGGTTTGATTAAATTGGTGGTATGCTGTCACCTTGTTGCGGATCTACCTTGAGAACCCTTACCACCACAGAAGCAAAGACCTGTTTTTTCCATATTTTTGTCTGTAAGGTGTGATTGGTCATGCCTACAGTTCCCGATATGGAAAAAACACTAATTAACAACGGGACCGACGAGATTTGAACTCGCAACTTCCGCCGTGACAGGGCGGTGCTCTAACCGATTGAACTACGGTCCCAGAGCTTATACAAAGAATGCCTCTAATCCTTTATATTGAATTGGCATTGATGAATATGGCCGTGTGTCATCAACATCAACAATGGCACCTACTTTTTTACAGTTGATTGGTGAATGATACTGTCGCTTCTTGGTATTGTAGAATCCCCAGATACAACGAATGTCATCACCACCATTGTAAACAAACCCAGGATTACATACAGTCCAGATTGCAACAACATTACTTTTAAACTGTACCGTTTCATATCGGTATCCTGTTGGTGGTTCATGTGGGAAATCAATTGGAAGTTCAATCATTCTTTTCACTATCAAGTATGTTTTTCACAAACTGTAAATTGTAATTGGGTTGCATTAACTCTTGGAGAATTGATTCTTCATCACCATTCCAAAAGTCTTCCCAATCTTTAGGGTCAGTGGTATCTTGAATGTTTGTGTTGATCATAACAAAGGGATTCGTTGAATAGAACTAGTATAGCACCTTACAGGCGCTTCTGATGGCAGCCAGGCTAGTTTATTAGTTTGCCCACCGCTTGCGTTGATTGAAGTTTGCAGCACTGAAGATCTCACGGTCTACAAGTTTAATCATGTCACCATAATCATTTGAGATAATGAAACCTTCCTGCTTGATTTCCAGACGATTGATATACGATCTTGGAGCATCACTGATGATCAAAGAGTCCATCAGATCTTCCTTCATTTCAATCACCATCATATACAGATTGGCAAGATACTTACAACCAAAGATCTCAGTAAGTAATGCATCGTTGATCTCTTTACCTTCCCTGATGAATGCATTGATGATCTGTTTGCAGACCTTTGCAGTCTTCTCATCAAGAAAATTGACAACATCTCTGTTGATGTTGGGTGCCGAAATACCCTCTGGTTTGATACGATCAACACAAGGCTGGACCCACTTGATCTTAGGATGATTGTCAAAGAGTTGCAACAATGGGAATGCAGTCATCTCTCTAAGATCATTTTGCTCATCCATGTCAAAGTAGAAAGTATGAGGAGCAATGATGATCTTTTGAGTTACAAACTCATTGAAAACATAGGTGATAGTATTTTGACCGAACTTGGTGCCATTACCCCAACCAATGAAATCACCTTGATAGACTTGATTCACCCGTGGAAGATACTTGAAGCAGGCATGAAGAATCTCTGCCACTTCATCATCATAGAATTGATCAATCTCATCGTGAGAGTGAGCAACACGGATCTTTTTCTTGTTGAACACAGCTTTGGTGCCAACAAAGAATGTACCAGTTGCAGGATCAGTTCCCCATACGATTGCAGGAGAACCATCCATCTTCACAGAAATGTGAGTAGGATCGTAAATAAGGTCAATAGCAGACAGATCACCAGTCAGAATAGAGTCTTCGATGTGTTCGATGTGCTTGTTCTGCATTGAGTCCTTTGGTTACTTGGCTAATATACACGGGATAGGGGCCCTCGTCAAGGGGTTTCGTCCAGTTCGGGAATTGGCCGATGACCTAGAATGGCCTCTAGTGCCGACACGGCATGATCTTTTCTTTTACCGTGATAATCTATAAGATCTTGAACACAAGCACGAAGATCCGCATAGAATACATCAACACTTTCTGGTTCACCATTTACTCTACCTTCGTTGAGATACTCATCGATAGATTCTGCTAAACGTGATTTACGCTGATCCGCAAAAGAAAGGTTTTGATATTGATACGGAGAATTTTCAAAACCGCTGTTGTATGGACTATTCATGGTAGAAGTAGAAATCATGATTTACAGAAAGGCATATACATATCAGATTGATGTGTATGTTGATCTGGTACAAGACCTGGAATGAATGGATGACCAAACTCCCAAACAATAGTGGCAACAAAGCCGACTATGATAAACTTGATTGTGTTGTTCATTTGACTAAGAATTGTTTCTCATAATTTAGCAAGTCTTGAGGAGCAAGATCCCCAACATCACCATCATATTCTACAGCATTTTTGTATTGTTGACCAACCTTTTCATACAGTTTAATACTCAGATGCTTGTACTTTAGATTAGTGGGAACATAAACTTTGTATTCCACACTATCATTGTCTGTCAGCATACTTAACCGTTTGTTTTCAGACTTGGTGACACATACTGTGGTTCTTGCTAGGTTGAATAGATTCTCAAAGTTTTCATAATCTTCCAGATATATGTTTGGATTGTCCATAATCATTCTGGCGATGAATTGTGGAGACAAACAATGGTCATCTGTACGCTCTTTTGAGTCATTCATTGCTGCTTCACTGACTAACCCAGTGCGATTGTATCCTGAACAGAATACAAGATCATAGTAAATGCGCGTGATTGGACGAAAATAGTCGGGATCATTCCATAGCTCCGCGTTGGCACGAAGTGCATTGAAAGCAGTGCGGCAATAAACTCTCCAATCCTTCATGATCAAGCACCCTGATAGTATGCATTGCGGTAGAGATAACCACCATGCCATGTTGCATTTTCAAGCACAAACTCACGCTCTTCAATGATGAGTAGGTTGAAACGAACACCTTTAGCTGGTGCTTTGATTGATGCTGGTTTGTAAACCTCACCAGTCTTCTTATCAATGAATGCATGAATTGAATCACGCTTGCCATTGATAGTCATGAAGATCTTGTGATACTTACGACCCATGGAATCAAGATAGAAACCATAGTTGCTACCAGTTTGTGGTGCATCCTGTGTGAGTGCATCACAAAGCATCAGGCAATACTTAGTGACATTCAGTTGAATGGTGTTCCGAGCGTCCATCTGAGCAGTGTGTTGTGCTAGTGTTGCAGTCATGTAGTGGGGTCATCCCTCTCAACATGGCCAATATACATCGGATCGGTGCCTATGGCAAGCGATCAGACCAGTTCACGAATTGGTTTTCTTGCGGCGGGCCCTCTTGACAGGTGCTTTAGCCTTTGTTGTCGTTTTCTTTGCAACAGATGGAGTCTTGATCGTTTCTGCCTTTTTCGCTATGGGTTTTTTGGTTTTTGTTACTTTTGAGGCTGATACCTTGCGTTTGGGTTTCTCTTCTGGTTTTAACTCTGGATATCTATAACGAACATCAACTTTTAGACGTGGTTTCTTTACTTTATCGTATTGTTTCTGCATGTGCTCATGACATTCAAACCATGCCACCTTTGTTGTCTTTCCCTCTGTCCAGTCCATACGAATAGGGAATGTTTCATATGGAAACAGTTCATTCAATTTCTCTTTTGAAAACTTTGGCATCAGATATATTTCCTTCTAATCTTATATGCTTTCTCACGAAAATGTGTGGTGAGATCTGCATCAAATTTTGTCAGATCATCAACAGAGCATGGTGTATCATGTTCATGTCTTTTAGACATCATAGTATAGTACCTACACTTCTGCAATTCTTCTAAATCAGGAATCCATGATTTGGTCCAATAAACAATAGCATCTCTGGTTCCAGATGTTACATCGGAAACCATATGTGATGTTCCAGTGTCATACGTCACACCCCAACCAGCTTGTAACTTCAATCTTTCTTCTTTACCTTTCTTGAATAGACATAACTCACCACCTTCATATTTGGATGGATCGTTTAGAAAAATTGTGGTACTAAAATGACCATTCTTCCAAAAATCATAATGACATCTATAGTAACCCCCAGTTTCTGTTCTTGTTACCATAGGATCATTAGTTGATTTTGCAAATGTAAAATCAATAAATTCTTCATTCTTATCCATACCCTCGTATAATATGGAATTATCAGAGAGACTTGTTTGTAAATTCTTTTTTACATCATGTCCATCACACCATGGATGTGGTGTATATGATTCTAATCCATCTTCCCATGTTGAATTCAAGAGATCTATTTTAATTCTCTTTAAAGTTTCTTCATCGAAGAACTTACTGATCAAATAATCCATTAATTAAACCACGAAACTACAGAATATCTTTCACCAGATAAAACAGGAGTAATCTGATGTGGATATGTAAAACATGAAGGAAAGACACATACTGTTCCTTTCTTCAATTTTTGTGTATGTTTTCCATTAAAAAATTTAAGTTCACCACCAGTAAAGTCATCATTTAATTGTAGGATAACAGAAACTATTCGATGATTTTCTGATCCAGCATCTATGTGTTGAGAATACTTCCCACCTTCTAGATATTTCAATAGAAAATATCCCTCGTCTCTTTTACAACTAAAGAATGGAAATTTTTCTGAATATCTTTGTACAGCATCACAAAAAACATTGTACAAAGTCTCATCAATATTTTTTTCCGATTGATGTTCACTAATATGAATAGTATAGCATACTCTAGACTTAGATCTCTCTTTAGTTAATGTAGATCCGTTAGTGACAGCTTCTATCCATTTATCACTATTATTATATCTTTCTAATATTTCGTCACATGTGAATTCATCTAACATATTATCGAAAGAAACAATATAGTCTCTTAAATCAAAATTGGTTTCCATGACAAATTATATTATTAGTGAGAGTGAATAACTCCGTTTGAATGTACGTGTGGAACTAAACTATTATACACATGCATTTGTCCATGTTGAATACCAGCGCCAAGCAAAGCTCCAACAACAAATAATGGTGCAAGTCTTAAAATTCTCAATGCCATTTGTATAAGGATTTGTTAACCATGATTATTTATCATGGAGTATTGTCACTATGAATCCAACCAGTGCAGATATATTTTGTCTCAGATTTTGGAGGATACCCTCTATGAGAATATGTCCAAGTAGCTGGGAATATTAAAAGTGAACCCTGCTTTGGTTGTATTTTTGTACCATCAATGAATTGAGTGTATCCATCTTCATGAATATCATTCAGATACCAAATAAAGGTCAAAAATCTACATCTATCTTTATTAGGTCCAATAGAGAAATCATTATGCCAGACATAAAATTCTCCTGGTTTAGTTCTTTGAATTTGATAACCACAATCTTTGAAATGCCTTGAAACAGCAGAGATATTATAGTATTGAACAAATTCTCCAACGTAAGAGTTAATTTTTGGTGTCAAAGTTTTATGAAAAACTGTATCCTCTGCCTTCCAATGTTCTTTGTCAGTAATAGTAAGATCTGTAGATCTTTTAGTGTCACCCCATACACCAGAAGAAACTTCACCCTGATACTTATAAGGATCTTCTTCAAACTTTTCGATGCAATGCTCACAAAATTCTGGAGTCAATGCATTGGGATATACTTTGATGAGATCCTGAAATGTTTTATTTGGTTCAAATGGATCATGATTTATATCCAATTCAAATAGTGATCTGTTAATTTTCTCACCCTTACTGGATACATCATTTTCAGAATCAGGAACGTGGCTGTATTTTTCTTTGTCTTTTTCCATCATTTATATTCGTAAAGGAACCCGTTGTTGGTCGTATAATGTATATTATCTATACCTGATTCTTTGAGTGCTAATGCACAAATAGGACAAGGTTTTGCCATACGAAGTTCATCGTGATTATGGCCACCTAATCTTGCCACGATTATTGTATCTGCATCTTCCTTGCATTTAATTAGAGCAGCAATTTCAGCATGAAGATAAATCTTCTGATGCAGTCCAACACGTTCCGCAAACCTAGCTTGTATCGGATGTGTTTTGGTTTCCATGTTGGTTGCAGTACAAAGTACCCTATTTTTGTTGAGAAGAATTGCTCCCACTTGCTTTTTAGATGATGAAGATTTAGCGGTTTCAATCACCAGATCGTAGATATTATCTGATAACATCAGCGACGGACTTCAGAAATAGCAGGTTTACCTTTCTCAAAAACGGTATCAACTACTGCCTGTACGCTCCTGGCAGTGCTGATACCCACCTTATCAAAAACTGGCACACAAACAAGTCCAAATGTCTTCTCAGCGCCTCCTAGACGTATTACACGCCCGATTGACTGACTGATTCCGATAAAGTCCATATTACGCATGAATAGAACTGCTTCAAGTCCTTTGACATTGATACCCTCAGACAGGATAGAGTGATGCATCACAACAAAACGAGTGTCATCCATACCCCACTGATTCAGAGTCTTGAAGAATACCTCACGGGATACTTTCTTGCCGTTGATGATAGCACCAGTCTTGCTAGTGATATACATCCAGTTATAGCCACGTTGCTGAAGTTGCATCGTGAAATCAGATTGACCGACAAGACGAAGAATCTGCTTTGTAGAACGTGCAGCAATGAGAATCTTATTGAGTGAGTTTGCATCAATCGTATCTAACAGATTCTTGTCGTCAGATAGTTTGAAATCACCCTGAGGCAGTTGATGAATCACAACCTTGGGAGGAAGAATATAACCTTCTTTAACCAGTTGTGGTGCAGGAACATTACAAATAACCTGGCCATATACTGCTCCGTCATTCATGCCTGGTTTGAAAATAGTAAGAGAATGCTTAGGAGTAGCAGTGAAGAAGTAACACCGATCAGCATCAGCAGAAAAGTGCTCCGTAGCAGGGAAAAAGTTACGTTGGACTGAGTTATGTGCTTCATCAAAGTAAATCGTATTGACTTCGATATCTGCTTCTACAAGACGATGTAGAGAGTGATATGTGGTAAAGATTACTACATTCTCACCAGCAGTTCTAGCAGTATTTACAAACAGATTGATTTTTTCTGCTTTTGTTGTAGAGAAGTGTGAAGTCTCACCACTATGAACATGCATCACATGAGTGTGAGTAGTATCAATCACCTCAAGAAACTCTTTGCAGAGTTGCTCTGCCAGAAGAATGCGAGGAGCAACAACAACAATAGTGGAGCCATTGTCGATATACTTTTGATTCTCAATAATATCGTGAATCATGCACATTGTTTTACCACCACCCGTGGGGATGATGACCTGACCCTTGTTATATGCCAGCATCGCATTCAGTGCTTTGCGCTGGTGTGGGCGAAGGGTGGCGGTCATGCTCTCTTGCGTTGATACAGTTATTATAACAGAAAAGGGGGCCCCTGTGAAGGGCCCCCTAACCAGTTTGCAGATTGTCACATGGACTCAGGGTTGAGTCAGAGTGATGCAATCAGCTTTAGGATCAAACTGAATAGAACTACCATACATATCGACGATGTTTTGTTCAGTAGGACGACCCTTATCATTAGGATCTGGTTTAATATACTGCGCCTTGAATCCAGCCAACTTGACTTGAATACGAGACTCATCAAACTCACCACAATCATCGAAGATACTCATGGCAAACTTCACCCAAGTCTCTTTCTGTTCATTCCAATCAGCAATGAACTTACCACGAAACTCTTCAAGATCGTCTACACGATTCTGAGAGTATCCTATCACATAGACAGGTACACCATACTTGACAGAGTTACTAATAGCACGAGCCCATACAGACTTGTTGTTACCAGCACCAGAGCAATACACAATATAACCCTGTGTCTGAATCTCCCCTTTAGAGCGACCTTCAATACCTTGTTTAGCAAGGTTTTGAGCAGCAATGAAACCATTCAAGGTGTTCTTGCCATGTCCAGTAGAATTATAAGTACGAAAGTTACTGAAAACTTCACACTCACTATAGGAAGCCTTCTTGATCTTGCTACGTTGCGTTACAGTACGATCAGCAGCAATAACTTCAACAAAGGCATCAATAGCATCTTGAGTATTCTCAATTAGACCACGCTCTTTAGCGTTAACGACTTCTTTTACATAATCAGGGATCTTTTGATCCATCTGAGGATTGCTGTGGTGATTGCTTACGTTACGAGCAACTACTTCAGCATACTCATCTTCATACTCATAAATGTCAAAGATGTAACACTCTTGACCCAGATTGTTCAGGGCACCATCACGATTAAAACCAGATTGTGCTTTTAGTGAGTAGATACTGGTGCTTTGTGAATCAAAGCAAGCAATAGGAGGTTGAGATTCCTTACGATAACCAACAGTATTGAAGTTGTTGGTCAGGTTATTAACGTGCTCAGAGTCATTGTTCTTATCACGAGGCTGTTGTGCTTCATCATAACGAACAAACTGACGTGGGATGATATAACGTCCCATGAAATGAGCACCAGAATATTCTTTGGGTGGTGCAGTCTCTAGAGACTCTTGTAATATTTCTTCGGTTAAACCAAGAGGATTGTTACAGGTAAGCAGAACTTTTTGCCACATGGCAAGAACTTCTACGGAGATGTTGATAGTAGGATTCATTAAATGAATTGAATAGAACACATGACCTCGGGAGTTGAACTCCTGTCCTGATCACTTGGCTAATATAGGTCAGATTGAGCCTCCTGTCAACCCCTTATCCAATCTTTTTTGAGTCTCACCCCGAGAACCCTCTTACATAACTCAAGAGATACCTGTTGTGGCCTACCTTTCCACCCATACCATTTAGTTTTCTTTCCTGTATCATATGGTGGATTCTCTTTCACTGACCAGTATTGTTCAGAAGTACAGTCATATACAATGTCATCATGTTGTACCCACCAGTGTTTCTCACCACGATAATCTTCACCACTATATGGTACTAACTCATCACTATCGATAAGAAAACATAATGCTTGAGTTGAATGATAGCAGTGACCATAGAATCTATTCATACCCTTATCTTTAGGGTACATCAATCTCTTTCCTTTCAATAGATCTACAGTAAGTTCTTTTTGAATAAGACTCATTACTTCTTCAATATCATTAAAAGACCAGGGCTCAAACTCTAGAACCCTGGTCTCTGTTATTTTATTTCCATCATAACAATGTCTTTCAATAGTCTTCATAAAGCCTAGTGACTCATATCATCCTGGACAAGCCAGATTATACACATATTTCAAGGTGTTGTCAAGTATCTTATGTTGCACTAGTAATAGTTTCCCAAGCAGATCCGTTATAGAATTGCATTTTATTCAATGTAGAGTTGTATATAAGAGCACCAGATACAACCTTTCCAACAATTGATGTATTGTAATCTCTATCAACTGTTGTTACTTTTGGTGGTAGAATATAGGAATCAGTTCTAAGCCCAACATCAATAGCACATATGGGAGATTCTGTAGCGAATCCGATTGAACCTTGATCTAGGTTACCATCAATAGATAAAGCACCAATTCTAATATTAACTCCACCTACACCATCTAGATCAGATCCCCTAAAAGTAAATCCACTACCAACACTACCGATTGTTAGTGTATCACCAATTGCAACAGGATTTTCAATATTTGGACAAGATAAGGAAGTACCAACAGTTAAACTACCAAGAACATCTAAGTCAAAAAGTGTTGAGATTCCAGATGTAACACTGAACGTTACATCACCACCAATTTCTAAGCTTCCAGTAACAGTTGCGATGCCACCGACAAATAGATCATTTGTCATGCTCACACTAGAACCAACATATATTCTGTCACCAGTATCTAAACCACCAGTTAAGTTCAAATCAATAAATGTTGATACGCCGATAGTAGCATCAGCAACATTACATTGGAAGTCCTGAGTTGTTGTTGTTCCACCTATACTAAGATTTTGAGAAACTTCTAATGCAAAGAATGTAGAAACACCACTAGTGTTTGAAATATCAATACTTTGTGCGGAATTAAAAGAAATTGCCCCTAAAATGCTTAAATTATCGTATGTTGAAATTCCAGTCTGAGTGTTATGGTTGAAATCAGTCTGTAAAAGATTTAGATTTGTTAGAACATCTAGTGTTGCAAATGTAGAAATACCACTTAAGTTTGAAATGGTGACATTATCGGGAAGATCTACTGTACCTGTAAATACAGAGTTTCCACTAACATTAAAGTCGTTCAGAATGTTAAATTGATATGCAGTAGATACGCCATTATTTGCATCATTATTAAATGTAATTCCACCATAGATATAAACATCATCAAGAAACTCACTTTCTCCAGTAACTGTTAATGCTGCACCTAGTTTTGTATCACCATTAACGTTTAATCTTTCTGTTGGATTTGTGACACCGATTCCAAGGTTTCCAGCCTTGGTAAGGGTCATTCTCTCTTCGGTAGCGTCACCTCTTACCCATCTAAAGTTTCCATCTAGATTTGCATTGGGAATATTTCTACCTAAATGATAGACATAATCACCGTTCGCATAGTTTGATAGTTCTAGTCTTAGAGCTATTTGTCTCAGTTCTGCTGTACTATTACCAATACCTAAGTCGCCACCAAGATTTAGAGTTGCAGCTCCACTTTCGGTGAGAATTTCTAGATTAGTTCCTTCAGCCTGATAAAGAACAAGTGTAGATTGTGGATCGGTTGTACCTATTCCCACCCCACCATCAGTGATGTTAAAAATTGAACCACTTGTGCCAACTTTGAAGCTATCAGTACCATCAGTAATTACGATCTTACCAACACTTAAGTCACCAACAATGTCAGCTCTGTTGACAGTGAGTGCGATACCAGCATCAATAATGTTTGCAGATACGAAACCAACTCTAATATCTGGAGTTCCTGTTAAAGTTCTAGCAGTAGATGCAATAGCAGTAAGTGTTCCTTTGAACTCACCTTCATTAAAGGTGGAGATTCCAGATTCAATTAAAGTATTTGCAAAAATTCTTGCTTCAGAACTTCTTCCTGGTTCGGGTGTGACAGATCCAATGAATCCACCTAGGGCAGTAACGACACCAGTTAATTGTTGATCTTGTACTAACTTAAAGTCTGGAACGAGAGGAAGTTTATCTAATTCTAATCTTGGAATTCTTGCTTGGGTTACAATTCCAGATTTTAGTTCATCTGCATCTAGATCTGTTATGAATGTTCCACTACCAGCAAACCTAGTAGCAGTTATAGCTGCAGATACAAAAATATTTCCATATGCCATTCCAATCCCAATACCACTCTGTTCAGGATCTCCACCAACTTGAAGCTGATACTGTGGAATAAGAGTTGCAATACCAACATTTCCACCATTATAGACACTAGAAACACCAATACCAGTGTCTACATCAACCCATTGTGAAGTTGGAAGATCTGATAATTTAGATCCATCACCAAAATAGGTGACAATTCCACTAAATGAAGTTACAATACCTTGATTAAATTCAAAATTACCAACAACTACACTCTTACCAACTCCAGTTTCAAAAGATGCGCCAGCAGTAACACGAACTTCAGTAAACGTACTTAATCCACTAAATGATGCCTCCGTTCTAACATCAAAAGATTTGGTTGGTACTGATGTGCCAATACCAACCAGAGAACCATTGACGACTAATGATTGATCAGACGCCTGAAGGCCTTCTCTAAAATTAAATACCTTCTTAAAATTTGCCATCGATATGGTGTTTTTATGTATTTAGGATTGATTCCTTACTTGATACGAATGATATAGAAGAGACCCATGTAAGGAGGAAGGTTTCTATTAGTTCCAGATTGACCATTGGCGACGATCGCAACATTATGCCCGTGTGAACCAGCATTGCCCATGTTATGTCCATGATTAGGAGTATTGGCAACATTACCACCATGACTGTGATTTCCAGCTGTTTGCGTATCACCGTGATTGTGATTTGCTTGATCTGGAATATTATGAGTATGGTTGGCTGCGTTGGCAATGTTGTGTCTGTGCTGACCACCACCAGGAATATTATGACGGTGATTACCAGCGTTGTTTACACCGTGTCTATGGTTTCCGTTATAACTGGTGCTTGCGTTCTGACGGTCAGTTCTAGAAGATCTAGAGTTTCTATTACCATATTCAGCCTGGTTGTTTCTTCTCTGATAAGTATGTCTATGAGCACCACCATTATTTGTGCTGTGACCATGTTGCCCTTCGTTACCAGTTTCACCGTGTCCGTGGTTGCCTACGTTACCAGTTTCAGCGTGGCCGTGACCACCTTGCCCACCAGTTTCACCACCGTGAGTATGTTCACCAGCAGAAGGAGTTTCATGCCCGTGAGCAGCTTGATTTGGAATCTCATGACCGTGAGTACCACCTGCAACCACATTATGAACATGGTTTGGTTGATTACTGACGTTAGTATTATGACCGTGTGAGATAGTAACAGAATCTTTTGTACCGCCAGTTGCACCTCGATTATAAAGATTACCAGCGGCAATTCCTATTCTATTTCTTAAATCAGGAAGTAAGAATGTAGTTCCAGATGGATTTGCACCGTATGGGAACGAGAGTCCACCATTTGTTAGGTTGGCATATAGATCAGCATAAGCTGACTGACTTAGACTTGAACCATCACAGAGATGCCAGTATTCATTATTGGTAATGAAGGATGATGTACCAGCCCACTGCACAATACCGCCAATAGGTGGTAGGTTGGGAACAATAAGTTGGTCAGCAACAATAGTTCCAGTAACGTCCATGTCACCCTCAACTCTGGTTAAACCAGAGGCAGCCTTCAGAGTTAGGTTCTCACTGTTTTGTGATTCAATTCTTGCTGTGCTAGAACCAGTACCAACTAAAATATCGTGAGCGTCAATACCAAGGAGAGCATCAATTTGTCCACCAAAAGTACCAACACCAGAAACATTTAGAGAACCAGTTATGGAAGCACTTCCACTAGAACTAAATCTTCCAGTGACTTCTAGATTTGCATCAACTTTAGTATTGCCAGTAATATTGACAACATTATTGACTCTTAGTGGACCATCAAACTGAGACAATAGTGTCTTAGATGGACCACCCTCGACAAGTAATCTCTGTCTAACAGTAACTTCATCGAAGATAACAGATAGAACTGAAGTATCTTCACCTCTAATTGATGGAATTGGTGCATCAAACGTTGTTTCTTCACCAGTAGATGGGTTGATAATCTTGTTACCAATGAAGAAGTCACCATCATTATTCATGGCGGTGTATACAACGACACCACCAGATCTCTTCTGGGATTGTGTTAGGAACTCTTCTCTTCCAGTTAGTGTAATATTTTGGACCTGAGGTAGACCAGTTGAGTAGTTACCAGGACCATAACCTAGATATTCAAAAGTATGACCAGAACCTCTTAGAATTGAAGGTCTACGAAGTTCAACACCTCTAATATTGATTCTCCTAACTCTTGAACCCGATTGATGACTTGCAGTTTGAGAAGCTACATATCCTCTGATTACGGTAAGTTCATTGTTAGAAGATCCAGATAGGATTGAGTCTGCGATTCTCATGATCTCAGATCCAACCTGAATATAAGATCCGATTGGGAATCTCTCCGCAGTTCCTATACCAGAGTTTGAAAGTTGTAGAATAATTTTGTTATCTAATTCTGCACTTCCTAGATCATTACCAAGAATTGCATCATCATGTAAGAAGAGGTTTGTTACTCTAGAACCAATAGATTCAGTATCAGCATCAATTGATCCACCTTTTGCATCATAGATTGTTGGTAGTATGAATCTTGGTGCTGTTTGTGTAACAGGAGTTGATCCAGCAACAGTGAATGTAAGAATACCAACTCTTTCTAGAACAGTAAATCCACTGAAACTATTGTTGTTAGTATCAACGATATTGAAACTACCACCAGCAACTAATCCATGTGCTTCATTTGTTTGAATCGTTTGAACATTTGCAACAATTGCACTAACAGTCTTAATACCAATAGAGCGGCCACAATCAACTAGATATTGATCATTGACAGGATTTGGATCACCTGAAGTTACAGCGAAGGAAACTTTATTGCTTGCTGGAGTTGCAAGAACACGATAGGCGTTTGTTGCAGTGCTACCAATACCAGTTATTTGAACTGAATTGTTGACGAAAGTAGAGATACCAGCAGTTGTAACTGTGATTTCAGCACCAGTAAATCCATCAAGATCTAAAGTTTCTGCACCATAACCAGAACCAGGATTAATTATTTGAACATTCTCTACAGCACCACCTGATCCAACAGTGACTCTAGATGTTGCACCATCCCAGTTGGAAGTACCATCATTCATCAACTTGACGTTGTAGTAATCACCTTCAGTGAATCCACTGCCACCAGTTAATGTTGCATAAGTTGCAATACCAGAGAAACCATGTGGACGATCTAAAGTTACAGTTACAATACCAACAACATCATTTCTTTCAAAACCAATAACTGTTCTACCGAATCCAATAACTCTAGAAATTTTATCAATACTCTCTCTAGTTACGCTATTTTCTGGATCATCAATTGCAACATCACCAATTGGTGATCTCTTTGCAAAAGACTTAGCCGCTAATGGGTTTGCAAGAACATTATCTCTATCTAACTGAGGATAATATTTCTCAATGTTAGGTAGATACTTTAGGTTATCAAATTCTTCACTGATTTGGTTATCGGCACAAAGAACGTTGAAGTGATAGATACCATCACTAATACCAGGATTATGCTTTTGAATTACTTCAGATCTGTATAGTGAAATATTCTTATTGTTATCAACTCTCTGGTATCTTGCCATGAGTTGAGTTCTGGTGTTCATGTCAGATGTGAAATCACCAGTTGATCTACCAATATTATTAATATCAGTAGTACCATATGTAAAAGTCAGATCATCAATGACTCCAGTAACTGTAAAGGTGCCATTAAAGCCACTCTTCGCAATACCAGCAGTGTTTGTTGTACTCTGTACGTCAATAATTTTAACTACATCACCAGTAAATAGTTCATGTGGTTGATCAACTCTAATTGTAACTGTTGAACCACTTGCGGCACAAGTAGAAATATATCTTGGATTTCTATCGAAGTCAAAATCATTTACATCAATAGAAGAAATAGTAAAGTCCTGATCAGTTCTACTTGATGTGTTATTACTATCCTGTAGAATAAATCCGTTTACTGGATCTCTACCGATCGTTGATTCTTTTGGTACAAAATATCTTAGTTTATAAACTTTATCACCAATAGATCTGTTATCAGAAAGTCTCTTGATAAATGTTTCACTGGTTTGAGCACCAATACCTGTTACACCTCTAGAGACAATCTCAGTGAAAATACTATTGCCTTCCTTACAATGAATAAACCAGTTGTTCTGATTTGGATCAAATAGTACGGGACATCCGATCTCGTTTGCAGCTTTATCTGATACGCGACTTTCAACTCTTAGACCAGTTCCACCATAAACTGTAATTGCTTCTCCTCTAAGTGCATCACTGGAAGTTGAAGCGACACGGAATAGAGCAAGGTTAATACCATCTACGATAGCATAATATACTCTATCTTCCGTTAAATTCTCTGGTAAATCACCATCTTCACTTATAACACGAACCTTCTCACCAGTTACAAGATTATGATTAACCTGACAATTAAATCTACCCTCTGAATCTAATCCAACAATTTTAGTAATTCTTTCTTTAGATCCTTGGCCAGTTGCAATCGTGGTTGCTGCACCGATTTTATTATCGGTAATTAAAATCGGTGCAGAATATGCAGTTGAACCAGCGCCACTAGTAAAATTAACAAATAGTTCATCATTTTCTCTGGCACCAATACGATAACCTTGAGAAATAATTGCAGGTGGGTTATCTTGATCTGTAAATCCAAATAGGTAGAGATGACTATTAATACCTACTTGCTTTGTTTTATCAACATCAATAGTGAATAGGTCTATATTAGATTCACCTTGTGGAACCGTTTGTGGTGCAATAATACCAGTAACGTATCCCTGGTCATCCTTTGTAAATGCCTCGGCCTTAAATCCATCAGATATTAAAGCGATCTGTCCAAAGTTGGAGTTAGAGTTAGTAATAGAAGCATCACCACCAGACTCACAAAGGAAATGACCATTAAATCCAATAGCAAACACAGACACAACCTGAATGATTGAATCATTCACCATCTTAATGTGTGAAGTCTCCCATCCTTTACGATAAACTGCTCTACTGTCTAGGTGATAAACAGTATTAGAGTTTGTAGAACTAGATTCCGTTGCTAATTGAGAACCAGTTACTTTAGTGATGGAAATACCATCATATGTTCTAGATACTGGATTATACTTAACGAAAGCACGGTCATCTTTTTGTAGTGATACGGCCGTAAACTGTGCCACAACCATTGACTTAAAGCCAGAGGCAGTTGCACCATCAGCCAGCATACCATTCATGCCGAAAACGGATCTGAGAGACACGTTAAAGACGTATGGTGATGCACCAGTAACAGTATCAGTTTCGATCGTTACAGTGGCACCAGAGACATTTCCAGTGGCAAGCAGAGTGGTTTGTGCATCTGCTAGTAGATATCCAAATGTAGTTGCATCTGTAACTGAAGTAACGAATGTTGAAACATTATAATCAGCAGGCGTCACACCTCTAATCTTAACTGGTGTACCAACTGTTAGATTATGTGGATCATTTGTTTCAACAGTAATCAAAGTGGATGGTGTAACACCATCACCTGATTTAATCGTCTTGATTGCAATTGGATCTGCTTGGAACGCACCAACGATTTCCCATTCAACTCTACTCTTAGAGAATCCTAGTGGTTGATCTGGGAACTTCTGATCAATATTTCTACCAGATGCTTCATTAAAAGCATTTGATATTTTACTATAATACATGTCAAGGTCAGTTAGACCTGTACCTTCAACGATATTGACACCATCAGCAAAGCCAAAACAAGTTAGTTTGTGGTGAGAGAATGTTGGTGCTGATTTATTAATGACCGAGAAATCTACAGGGTCTGTATAGACCTGAGAATTCAAATCTCCATCAAAGAAAGTAAAGTCTCTAAAGTAACAAGTACCAGTTAGACGGATTACAGCACTTTCTGGAGCTGAGTCATCTGTTGGGTTTGGAACATATAGTGGTTTAATTTTGGTTTTTCTTAAGTCAAAACCAACAATAGCAGTACCTCTAGGAAGAACAACGCCACCTCTGTGGTCGTTAAACTTATAGAGCATATTATCTTCGACACCCAAATCGAAGACTGAAGATAATGATAGGGTTAATATCGATTGAGCGAGAGTTTCTGTACCAGCTGGAGAGATTGCTTTTGCAGTACCATTATCATCTTTAATTCTAAATCCTGGTCTATTATCAATAAAGTGAACACCAGGAAACAGTAGAATCGTAGTTCTATCAAAGAGATCGTTATCGTTTCCTCTTACATAGGAAAATCTCGCAGATTCTAGAAGTGCTCTCTGAATAGTTTTGAAGGGTTGAGAGAGTGAATTACCCTGATTTTCTATACTATCAGTGGCACCGATATCGTTGGGATTCACATATAGAATCTTACCCTCGGTGTTCTTAATAAAATTCTGGAGTTTACTAAGAGGCATGGATATAAAAGTCGCTAGCTTTGCATTATGATATATTTAGCGACTTTTAAAGTATTAACATTATACCGTGATGCTTCCTGAGAGGATCGAACTCTCCTTAGGCAAATTATGAGTTTGCTGCATTCACCAGATTGCTAAGGAAGCTAATAGGACTGCTGAGAATTGAACCCAGTTTACCCCGTTATAAGCAGAGAGCATTAACCAATATGCGACAGTCCCTTAAGCAATCAAATATCACATATAGGTGGTTGATGCTTAAGATATTCGTAAAATGTCATTTTCATTTCTTTCTGAGTCATACCACAATGCGCTGCAGCTTCAGGCAAATTCATTGTGCAATAATATAATCCTTCATGTGCTTCAGCGACATTTTCTTTAGTTGTCTTATTTTTTTCAGGTAGATTATATTTCATTAGATTTCAAAACGCTCAGATATTATAAAGGATTATTGATGATGTGTCAACTTGTTTGAATACCAGTTGGGCCTGCATTGGGATAGAAGTTCTTAATTCTATTCTGACGATCCTTAGAAAATTTTCTACCTTTTTTAAACGCCCACCTCTGTCTTCTATATTCCATTGCTTCTCCTTTAACAATATCTGATTGACCACCATATTCATTTCTTGGACCAGATGCTTTTGCATTATTATAATCAGTTAAAGCTTGTTGTTGAGCGGTATATAGTGCAGAACAACTTTGAGTACAAATACCAGAAACTAATTGAGTAGCGGAGACATATCGCAACACGGTTGAAATACCTGAATTTTCAATCAGATTTTTATAACCTTCCCCATAATTGTTTGGGTTCAAATCTGTATTGGGACCAGCATTATTTGTTAAATTGACTGTACCATTGTCATCATTTGGAGCGTCCCCGTCATAAGAGTCACTATTAACATTTTTCATTTTAGCCCTGGCAACTTCATAAAAAACAGTAACAGCCGTTCCTACGAGAAATGCAGTGCTACCAAGACCAGCAACAGAACAACCACATCCAGCTGCAACAATCCCAAAGTTTACCGCCTGACTCAAATAACTGTTGGCATCAACAACAGTTTGTGCATATAATGTATCACTTGATAGAGATAATACAGTAATGTCTTTGATTTGTTCGGTTTGATCATTAACTCTGGTATCTAGATATGCAACATCTTTATCTAATTGCCCTGATTCTTGATCGTATCTTTTTTGTAATGGTGATTTTGCCATAATTAATTACCCAAAGGATTGAGTGGTAAAAATCCTGTACCTGTATGTCCACTATCTATAACAGTTTCACCATTTCGTTTTACTTTAGTATCAGAGTTCTCAAAGTCGCTCATGCTTTCTCCCTTATATTCAATAATTAGATCACCAAGATCTTTTCTTTCTCCATGAATAATATAAAAGTATTCTAGATCTTGTGCTTGATGACCAACAGTTACAGCATTATCTTCAATTTTTTTAACATGTAAACTACTACATGCCTTACCGATTGGTGTTAGTTGAACAGTAATACTATCTTCATGTACAAGTCCAATCCAATAATCTGGTAGTTTGATAGTTTTTTCTTTCGTCTTTCCACGATAATATACGCCCATCTCAGGGCCTTCCAATGCTGCGTGTGCAAGTCTCCAACCCTCTCCTCTAGTTGGGTGTTTAATATCAAACTGTTTGAATGGTGCAGCAACACTAGAAAACGCACCAAATGATGCTGTGATGGTTGAACATGTGATATTTCCAGCAGTAGCATTATTTGAAGCGTTTGCAGTTGATGCAGCTTCAACAGTAGCACCTGCCGTAATATTTACAGATGCTTTTACATCTGCACCTGCTTTCGTTGCAATACCACTTACATTAAACAATCCAATAACATTTACACCACCAGTAGCATTAATTGCCAATGGAGCTCCAAGTACATTTAGTGATGCAATTCCAGGAGTAGGAACTCCAATACCAAAAAGTCCAGTTGGAACAAGTCTTGGTCCAATACTTACAGTGGCATTGGCAATTCCACCCAAATCAAGACATTGACCAAAATAAGAGGGTCCAGATGTTGTAAAAGTTCCTGGTATTATAGAACTAAGACTTATGGGAGATCCCATAATTTGTTGGCTTGCTACCGTGCCAACATGAAATTTGCCAGTTGATAGTGCTTCTAGTGATAGGGACATAATTTAAACCCTCAATGTGTTAGAAATATCAGATAACAGAGTTCCCCATTGACCAGCAATAAGACCTTTTACAGTGTTTACTACACTGGGAGCTCCAGAACTTTTCATATCTCCAATTATGTAAATGAATCCAGTAGCATCAAGAACCAGATTTTTTTCTCCGACAATTTGAACTTCACCACCAGCAATTTGAATGGTTTCATTTGAGTTGAGACTCATGATTCCATTTGCTCTCAACTCGATTTGACCATCTCCCCCCGCACCTTCAGCTTCAAAGAATATATTTTTTGCTTTAAATTTAATATTATCAGCAACAACCACGAAATCGCCGTTCTTGCAATATATGGATTTTGCAACCTGCTCGTTTTGTTTAACATCTTCTGGATCTACGTTACATATTTCTTTAAATGGACCATTCGTTACAATAGTTCTAGCACCATTATTCCATTGGGTATCACAATTACCAGCTCTGGTCCATGTAGTTAATTCACGACCAGTATCATCATTTCTTCCTGGTCCACACATAATGGAAGCATTTTCGTTATCTAGTAACCTGTAATTTCTTTTACTCATTTGTTAATATCCTCCTCCGTATCCACCACCACCACCCGAAGGTGGAGAAGGAGATGGACTAGGTGTTGATGGTGTAGTGGGTGTTGATGGTGTTGGTGTATTAGTAGAAGTTGATTGAACATTCACATCAGTATTTGTTGGTATATTTAATGCATTAGATGATGGAGTTATTGGATCAATTGCTTCTTGAACTGTTGAAGATGATGATTCGCTCGATGATGTAGTATTTCTGATTACAGTAGATCCTAGTTTAGACAAACTTTCTGCTACTGTATCATAAATCAGCGCATGTGGTCTATCTGAATGAGCAGCACCAACCATCTTCACTCCTTTATGTACATGATATGGACCGTAATATGGTTGACCGTTCACATAACCAACCAACTCTTGAGTTTTTGATGTACATTGTATGACAGAAAGTGTACTAGAACTATACCTACTTTGTTCTTCTACAGTAAATTCAGATGCCTCAGTGAAAACTATACTAGGTCTCAATCTAACACCATTACCAGTCTTACTATTTATTGTAATATCTGGAATTTCAACAAATCCACATTGCTCACCTTTAATGACAATCTCGACCAATTGGCCAGAATCAGTATATCTTCCTTCCAATAAGAGACCTGGCATAGGTGGAGTAACAATAAATGTATCATCCTGAGCATAACCATATCCAGTAGTAATGACACTGATTTTATCTAAACATCCAACGACAGGAACAGTGACAATCTCATCGCCACCACCGCCACCGCCGTTACCGCCATCACCGCCGTTTCCACC